TCTAAAAAAATAACTAAACCCGCCGACGCTTCATCACTTGTTTGTTTTTCGTCGTTAGCATCTAAAGAATTATCAAAAGATGCACTATCTTGTGCTTTTGGGTCAAAATCAAAATCAATGTAATCACCACTACGAATTGACGAAACAACATCTTGTGGGTATTTTTCAATAATTTGTGTAATTGGTGCTTCAAAAGATGTGGCAAAATCATTAATTATAAGCTTATCAGGATAAATTAAATCTGATTTTATACATTGGTCATTATTGTCATAATAATTCTTTTTAAACATTATTCCAAGCGTCGCTAAGCCCATAAACAATGCGTCCATGTCTTTTTCGTAATTCTCTATTTCTTCGTTTAGCTGATAATTCATTACTGTTGCGACTCTTTGACCGCGTTTAAGTTTTGCACCAACATTTTGAATTGCTGGCAAACCTGTTTCATCTAGCATAGCAACAGATCCATCTTCATTTCTCATCTCATTGCCTTCTAAGTCTTTCATTACTTCGCCATCATCATTGCCTATAACTTTGGCTTTTACAATATTACCATCTTTAAAAATTTCGGTATAACATTTTGCGGAAAAATCAACGCATGCTGTAGAAATTAAAGGAAACATTATATTAGATGAACCTTCGAATGGAAATGAACGCTTATCGCCAATAGCTAGAGTGCATTTAACTAAATCTTGTAATACTTTTTGTTTTTCGCTACGAGATTGTAAGTCAGTGTTATATCTAGTCATGACTTCACTAGCTATAAGCGTTTTAGTTTCTTCGGATAATATGCTTGCTAGATTGTCAGTTGACAAAATAGTTTGAAAATCAAGCTTTGAATTGTAAGAATCTTTTTGAATTAACAATTTTAAAATTTGTTTAATGTTAATAATTATCTAATAATTGCATATAATTAACTATATCAAAATATTTGTCAAGCACTTTTTAATAACCTGTGATTGCGTTTCTATTTGAAGCGTTCATAAACTCTTCCAAAACATATTCATCTTGGTAATTATCATTCTCTTGTCTAAATGTTTCTAATTGATGACATGAAGCCGAAAATGTTTGGAAAGCATCCGCACCATTTGAATTAATGTCATGTAATGGTTGATCCATAAAACAACCCAATTTGTCATTAAATTTCTTTCGATACTCCCGCAACCTACTTATCCCTAATTCACATTTTGTTTGACTGAACCAGCATCGATTTAAAATTGTTCGTGCTTCGTTGATTGAATCTATTTTTTTTTGTGGTCTTGTTATTTTCTCAAATCTAAAACCAAATTGTCTTGCAATTTCTAGCCCGTCCTTTCCATCATAATAACTACGCTTTGCAATGTCATGCGGTGCAAAATGGTATCCGTAGTTATAGCCTCTATCTTTAAGAATCTTAAAGTAATGCGGTAATGGTTCCTCGCTCATCTCATAGTAGTCAACAAGCATGAAGTCAAAGCCTTTCTTTTGAAAAAACCAAATACAAGTTGTGTCATTAATGCCTAAATCCCAAGCCGTATGAACTGGCAAATATTGGTCAATACTTACTTTCCCAATCCTTCCGTCCTGCTCTGCTTTGATTAATTCCTTTGACCAGTAAGCCCCAACAATAGCCTTTTGAAATGCTTCTTTTGAGTTGCTTGGAAACTCTTGTTTCATCAACTCGCCCTGAGTTTCCTCCTTCTTACAATACCAAGTTTGTTGCTGTCTTGTTAGCTTAATTCCTTCAGCCTCCAGCTCTAAGAAATAATCATCTTGTTTTAGACTAAAATGGTAATCCGCATCCATGTAATACTTCTTATCCTTCCACCATCCGAAAAAATGAAACTTCCAGTCAAGTGCCGTCAATTCATCTTTCATACGCATCTTTCTTTCAGCTACATCACATAGATTAAAGAAATGCCCGCTTGCTCCTTGTGCCGTTGACTCGATTACAATTTGTTGACCTTGATGCACTGTGTTTAAACTTCCGCTCATTATCTCTTCTGCTTTCTCAGGCGACTTCCTGCATATCTTGCCGAATTCGGTAATGTGTAAGCGTTGAACTGTGCCAGACCTTGCCGAGGTGGTGACTGAATAGCTTGACCCGTTGCTAAACCGCATTATCTCAGTGCTATCAGTTAGTAGCTTTCTATGCTCTTTTATCTCAGGTGGCAATCTATCGTAAGCATATCTTACTTTATCGCGTAGTAGCTTCTTAGCATCTTCTAAATCATCGCCAATCAATACGGCGGTTATATTTGAGTTAAAAAGGCAATCATCAAGATAATTGATACAGTAGAATGTTGTGATACCAAGCTGTCGAGCTTTTAAGATAATGTTGAGCGGGTGCGTTTCGTTGATTAACTCGCTTTGTGCTTCATTGCATATAAACTTAAACTCTTTGCCATTCTCATCTTTACAAAAATACAAGTTAGACATTCGCCAAGACTTACTGCTCAATAGCTCAGCTAACTTTCTTTTTTTTTCGTCAATAGAATTATTCAACATTATTTGTTATTATCAATCTCGCTTAATACTTCACCAAGCCACGAGCTTGTAGAGCTTGTGTCTTTTACTTCTGCTTGAATCTTAGTATAATCGCCGAATCTTTTTGGCTTTAGTTTTGAGGCGATCCATTTTCTTGAGTCTACTCTAAGGCGACTTCTTGCGATTACTTCTTGATTAATGATTAATTTTCCATTTTCATCAATAGAAGTATCATCTTTATTATCATCGGCAATATCTAGTATTTCATCAACAAAGGTTTCTGCTTGTTCCTCTCGTGCGCGTGTGTATTGCTTAACTAGCTCTTCACTGTTATTTAACCATTTCCAAACTGCCACCAAACTAGGCATCTTATCATCTTTACAAATTTTCCTCAATGATTCACCTTCGGCAATTCTAACGCATATTTCATCAAATATTTCTTGTGAGAATTTTACACTATTTTTTAACATATTTTTTTAATTAAATTATTTCGAGCACAATAATTTTTAAATTAATTATCTTATCATCTTTTGTCAATAACTTTCTTTAAAGATTATGTAAACTTAATTTATAGCTAATGATAATAATGCTAAAAATATATTGATTTAAAAGAAAATCCCTAGAACCCTTAAGAAAACTGTGTGAGATTAAGAAAGAGCTTTTTATTTTTTTCTTTTGTTTCCCTAAACTATTTTTAGTTTAGTTTATTTATTTTGTTTTTTGTTTTTTTGTATCCTACCACATGATTTCACTTTGTCAAGTTATTATATTATATATGTTTTAATAAGTCTTATTATTCTATTTTGATACAACCCCCTTTTTTCTCTTGACATCATTTTTTACCATTTTCTTAACATATAATATTCTTAATAACTTCTAATCTAATCATTTTCTAATTCATTTTATTCACAAATTATTTTCAATTATTTTTAATCTTTTTTTTATTATTATTTCTTAATATCCTCTTTAACCATTGAAACTCTAAGCTTATCCCATTTTGAATAATCTTTAAAATAAATTAAATAAGTGCTTGACTTTAATAATTTAATGATTCATAATATGTTTAACAAAGTGATTCACTTAATCACTTAATTAATTTAACTTAAAAAATAACTCTATGAAAAACGAACTTAATTTAAACGAAAAAAACGAATTAAAAGCAAAATTAAAAAATCCCGCTTATAGTAATCTTTTAGCTTTAGCAAATAATGCCCGTTCACTTAAAGCAATGGATACCGACAACATTATCCCGAGACCTTTAAACTACTATATTAAACAAATTCACGGCTTAAAAGAGGAGGAAGAGCTTGCAACTTTTAGAGGCTGGATTGCAAAAGGTTATGCGGTTAAAAAAGGTGAGAAAGGTTATTTATTTTTTTCTAGTCCGAAAGTTATCAAAATAAAAATGGTTGATAATAATTGCCAACCTGCAGGCGAGGAATTAGATAAAAGATTTTGCACTTGCTATTTATTCGCGAAATCACAGGTCGAAGAATTAAAAAAATAACTAAAAAACACCAAAAAAAACCCGCTTTATTAACTTAAAAAACTAAAACTATGAACATAAAATTAGAAAATAACACAGCAACAAGCGAAATAAATTTAGAAGATAATTTTGTTTTGCAAATATCAACTTCAAAATACGGCAAAACCGTTCAAACAACGGCTTCAATGTTTAAGCAAAGGGATGGAATACTTTCCACAATCTTAGATTTTTCGCCAAAGAAATCAATTAATCACGGAATTGTTAAAAGACTTACAAAAGATGAATTACTTAATTTCCATAATTTTGCAATTAATCACGGCGATTTTTTAAATCCTGATTTTATTTCTCAGGAAAAAGAAAAATTAAAAGATTTATAATTACTAACGGCAACACCACAAAGCCTAATTATTAACTTAACTTAAAAAACTATGACAACTATTCCGCACAATCCACAAAGACTTTATTTTTATCAAGCTTTTGACGGCGAAAAAACGCTACTAAAAGAATATTTATTTTGGACGCTTGAAGATGCACTTGACCAACTTAGAGCTGATGAAATGGATTATGATTTATCATGCACGCCTATGTTTGAAACTCAAAGTAAATTTGTGATATCATTACCTTCACCAAAACAATTGCGACGCTTAACAAAAAGAGGCGTAGAACTTTGTGATATTAGCAACTAATTTAAAACAAAAACTTATGAAAAAACTAGAAAAACTAAAACAAGATTACGCATTTGCTCAATCCCTAAAAAAACAAAAAGAGCTAGAGCTCAATATTTTAAACGATTATGGTTGGAAAATACAGATGGATTTACAAAAACTAAAAGATGATTTTAGAATCTACACCATTAAAACAACGCTGGGCGAGGTTGGCAAAGTTATCGAAAATAAAGAATTCGGCGACGGTTTAAAAGACCATTATGTTCGCGGGGCTTCATTTTCAAAAACATGGTGCGAAGGCACGCCAAAAGAATATACGAACGAATATACTCGGGATTGTTCAGTTCTCGAAGTTTTAAAAATCGAGGAGATAAAATAATATGTATAAAATATTTGCTCTTATCGCTCTAATCGCATTTTTCTTAATCAAGCAATCGCTCGATACAAAAACTTACAAAGTTGAATTTGAAAATAAACTAGAGTTCAACGCCCAGCATCTACAAGCGGTAATCGCTGATGTTTGGAATATTAACAATTAATTTAAAAGTTCAAATG